GCTGGACTCCACCAAAATTATTACGAACAATAAAAGCTTTATCAAATATATCAAACCTTCCTAGTACGGAGTCATCAACAAACTGCATAATGCTGAAGACTTCTTCTGGTTTCCCATTCTCTATGGGAGTGCCAGTTAATGCAAATTTGAAAGGGGCGTTGGCCATTCTTTTAACAGCTTTTGATCTTTTTGATTTAAACGACTTAATAGCGGTCGCTTCGTCAATAACTATAAATCCTCGTGGTAATTTCTTGACGGCATCCCAGTCGTTAACAACTTGCTCGTAGTTAAGCACAATGTAATCAACTTTTGTTTTACGCCAGTTGTAGGCCTGAGCGTACTGGTCTGTTCTCTGAGTCTTGGTTCCATCAATAACCAAAGCTTGTGAAGTTCCATTTGTAAATTTCTCAATCTGATTAGCCCACTGGTATTTAAGTGAAGACAGACAGATTACCAAACCAGGTTCTTTTATATCACCTGTATCCATAAGGTCTTCAACCGCTGCAATAGTCAAAACAGTTTTACCTAGCCCTAAATCATAGGCTACAAGCACTTTATGGCGCTCGACCATTTTTTTTACAGCCTCTGGTTGGTAAGGAAGAAGCGTTCCCGTAAAGGTCATTGGTAAGACTGCATCCTAGTTTTTATTAACATTTCAAGGTCGTTTATTGTTCCGTTGTTAACAAAAATTTGATCTACTTTGTAACCATCTAATTCAGACTCTGATACGTGATCATTTATAGCCGCGGTTCCCATACGTTTAATTCTCCAAATTTGTCCGCCAAATTCTTGAATCCACTCAGCTTCGTTTTTAAACCTAACATCAGATACAACAACTTTGTCTTGCGGGGCAACATCAGATAACGCCTGATAAATCCAAAAAGTATCGCCAAATAATTTTCTTGCTTCTACTCCGACATCTTGTAAAAGCCGTCTAACTTCTGGGTAATCAACTTTAATTTTGTCCCAACCGTACGCGTCTACTAAATCCTGTAAACGATAATTAATAACACTTTCACCGTGGCCTTTTGCTATTAAAGGGTCCGTACCGTAAAGAAGATCGCGTATAGGATCAGCAAAAGCAACACGTCGATAACCGAATTTTTCAACAAGAACGTTAGCAACGGTATCTTTTCCTGACTGTGCGTAACCTGAAAGTCCAATAATCATTTGCAAACCGAACAATAAAAAGGAGTACGTATATGTTCTTCGAGAATAATTATATTTTGTGAACATTTACTGCATTTAGCGTGAATTAACCCGTGTTTTTCTAAATCGTAAAAACTTAACGTTATGGAACGTGTGTAATAAATTTTAGTTGCATACCACGTACACAAAATTAAAAATATAGTCATCATGAAAGTGCCTTCTCCCCATGTAGAGCGTGCTTTGCGTTCTCAATCCCGTAGACTATCTCAGCCTTACTCATAGCGCCAACATCCTTAACACTAGACCGTTCAACCCAGTCAATTCCAGAGTAGTCAAAGAACCAGCACTCAAACCACATGTCTATAGACTTTTTAAGAAAGTCTTGGGAAGCTTGATGACCCGCTTCGTCATTGTCCATTGCCACTACAACTCGGTCAGCGCCCTTAATTACATTTAACTGGTCTTTGGATACCGCAGTGCCGTACGTTGACACCCCTCCCAAAACCCCTACAGAGGCCATACGAACCACATCTAATGGCGACTCAACTACTACCATTACCCCGCCTGTGTATTGCTGGTAGCCAAACAACGAATGGCTCTTTTGTATTCCCGTTGGGTAATTTCTAAAATATCTGCCCTTAGAACCTTTTTCTTGCCACCCAAGTAATTTTCCATGAATGTCTCTAATAGGAATAATCCAGCACTCTTTGCGTACGTCATACAAAATCCCATACAGCTTAGCGGCTTCTAATGTTATTCCTCGACTTTGTAGCAACTCAATCGGGGGTGCTACATAAGCCGCAAGGTTAGCCTCTGTAATAGTAATTGAAGTTTCAACTACTTTTGGTTTTGGATTAAGCGCTCGCTCTAATCTCATTGAAAGATCGCTAGTAGTTGTCTTAACCCACTCGTCAGCCTGCTCCATAGGTATGCCATTAACGTATGAAACAAGGTACTGCAATCCTCCACGAAACCCACATGAGAAACAGTTATGCGCTCCAGTATCGGCATTTATAGACCACGATGGGTTATGGTCTTGTTTTCCAGTTCGGTCAAAGTGACCTGGGCATAATCCTTTTACCTCTGAACCACGAACACCGTAAGTTTCAATACCAAGACCTTTAAGAAAGTCTTCCATCTCTTCTACGGTCATGCGTCTTCACCTGACATCTCGCGGAAGGTACCTTCGTCCCAAGCCCACGTTAAGAATGTAGAACCTGGTCCAGAGTTACGGCTTGCAAGAACGCTAAGAATACGAGTCTGATCATCGCTTTCTTCTGGCTTCTCAAGACCAAACAAAACGTCAGCATCTTGGAAGAAAGAAGACGAGTAACCAATTGAATTAGCGGTTAACTTACCCTTGCTCTTTTTCCAATCTAAAGACTGGGTTGTAATAACAATAGGAATTTTAAAGTTTTGGGCTAAACGCTTAAACCCACGAGTCAAGTTGGTAAGGGCTTGAGGAGTGTTTTGTTCACCAGTCTGTTCGTCGGTCATCAAGTACATACCGTCAATAAATAAAATGCTTGGTCGATGCAGTTGAAGTTTTGCAGTAACGCCGGACAAGGTAGAACCCGAAGAAGAGTCTACAAGCCAAAACTTTTCTCTATCGTCACGCATTCTTTGAGTAACCAAACGCTGGTAACGCATCTCTTCGTCTGGTGTCAAGGTTCCAGTTATTAAACGTTGATGGGAAATACGAGCACGCATTGAGTCGTAGCGGTCTTCTTGCTCTCTGTTACTCATTTCAAATGAATAAAACATAGGCATTACTTTGGACTCAACGTGAATGTTAATTGCAACCTGCATGGCAACTGTTGATTTACCAGTCTTTGGAGTTGCTGTAATAACAATCAGCTGTTCATTTTGCAAACCATTTGTTACTTTATCTATAGTTGGAAAACCAGTTGGGTAGCCAAGCAAACCATTAGGAATTAACTTGCGCTCTTGATACCGTTCCCAACGTTTGTCTAACTGTTTACCTTCTGTAATATCAACATCGTTAGTCTCACTAAATCCGTGCTCGTCCATTTTAAGAACACCGGCTTGCATAACTTGAAGCGCAGCATCATGGTCTTGTTCGCGGTCAAGTTTTTCAATAGCATCCCTAAGAATGTTTGCTGTATATACCTTGCGTCTAGCGCTTGATAAAGCGTCTAGTAAATAATCAATAGAATCGTTTACTGGAAAGAGTTCGTAAGACGGATAGTTTTCTTTAACAATATCTAGGCTGGGACATTCGCCATAACGAGAATAGTGCTCTCTTACGTATACCCAAATCTTTTTGTCAGCTTCATCTGAAAACCAAGACGGCGTGACGTTGCGATCAAATAACGGGGTCAGGTTACGATCGGCTATAGCCTTACTTAATAAACGTTTCTCGTTGTTCATAGCCGTGTTAAGTCCATTCCCCAGTGTCCGTAGCGCATCAATCTATCAGGCCGATCTATAACTCCCAAAATCTCAGGTCGGTAAGGAAGTTGTTTAACTAAGAACTCTACGGATTCGTAAGCAACGCAATGCCTAAACGGATTGGTTCCGTACTTATCTAATGTGTCTAAAACTTTTTGCAGTTCTTCTTGGTCAAGGTTAAACGAAGCAAGTTCTATTACATAAGGTGTTTGAACTGCCCATAAAAACAATTGGCTAAGAACTTCTTTTTTAAACGAAACTTTTTTACGGCTTTGTTTAAAGATTTTGTATTTTTTAGGCAAAACCTCTGTCTCTAAAAGTACAAATACATCAGTAGTAACAATGATCCTTTGTGGTATATCGTTACTAATATCCCCGTACTGCATTTTAAAAAACTTCTATCTTGCCAAAATTAAGAACAAAATCCCTGTAGGCACTTGGGGAACGTTTTGCCATGTCGGCATCTTCTTCCGTAGCACGTTTAGATATTTCTAGTGGGTAGGTGCCGCCGTTTGATTCAATACGAGCGTTAACAAAACGTGTGTGCTTACAAGTAGTTCTTCCTTTAAAACCAGAACAAGTGCATAACAAATCACCGTTTTGTTTAGCGCTTACTTCAAAAATGCTTGGACCCGGTGATTGGGTTGGGCTTAAGAACACTTGAAGCAGTTTAGTTTGATCCACTGATGATCTCATCTCCTTAAGTCTCCCTTGTTAGATTGTAAATCAATATTAACAAATGCTTCGTGCGCAAAGCTGGCTGTTGCGTCTCCGTAATAATCTTTCCATTTTCCTAAGGGTATGTTGGAAGTAACTATAGTAGGAAGTCCTTGGTTAAACCTACTGCGTAGAACATGGTGAAGCATATTCTTGTTCCAACCACTTGCGCTGCCGTGTTCTCGCCCCACATCATCAATAACTAAAACCTTTATATTTCTGTTCTCGTCTTGGCACTCACCCATTATCCCTGAATAAAGCGTAGCCCTACTTTCATCGATCTCATCGCTCATTACGTCGCCTTTAAGGTCTAGTAATCCAGCGTAGGTTATGAAATAACATGGTCGAACGTCATTAAGCGCAAAAATATCTAGGGAAGATGTACGCATCATGTTTTGAATCATTGTGGCAACTAAAGTTGTTTTTCCATTACCGGGCTCTCCGTACAAAGCAACACCGCGACCGCAAGACCGTTGTCCTATTGCATTAATAATCTTTCCCTCTTGAACCATGGTTTCCCAGTCCGTAAGAGTACTTAAAAACTTTGCGTCAACTGCTTTGCAGTCAGAGTATTCCCATCCTTGTAATTTTTTAGGAATACCCGCAGCTTTAATCCAACTACTGCGTCGTAGTTTTATATCTTTAAGTTCAAACATCTTCTCCCCTTAAGAATCTTTGAGCCTTGTCCCACGCTTCTTCTGCCATAAGCACATCTTCATCTGTTTTAATTGATAGTACAGCTTGTCCAATCAATCCCGGTAATCGGCTAACGAAGAGGCGCCACAATACCTCGGCATCTTTGTATTCACTAATCGAGATCTGCTTAAAGAATATATCCATAGCGTTAACTTCAACTTCACCGTTAGTATCAAGCCTAGTCCTAGCCGCCCCTAGCGCAGCGGAAAATTTACTTTGAGTAACTTTCCACGGCTCAATCCCCCACTGCTGGTCAATTCGCTCAGCAAACTCGTAACAGACATCGTAAACAGTCCATTCAGACTTTGGAAGAACTGATCGCCTCTCAGAACGTTTTACCGAAAGACCTCGTTTACTTTTTTTAAACTCCGACCTTAGTTTTTCCTTTGAGTAATCTTCACCATCGGAGGTCGAAGAAAAAATACCGTCCCAACCACTCATGTTAATCACCTCAAACTCTTCAGTCTCTAATAATACCTCCGACTTCGTCGGAGTCTGTTTTTTACTTATAACAGTAGAATTAGTAATTCTACTTATATGCTCATTACTGTAATCAGAAGTCACGTTATGTGACTCCACAACTTGAGACGGCACAATACCAAAAAAGGAACAATTCGCTTTCTCGGTAAGAACCGAAACCGTCATAATCTTGTTTCCAATTCGTTGTTGACTCGTGCGAATATACGAGTTGTCCCTCAACTCTTTTAGCCCACTCAACGCGGCTCTGCGCCCAACCTTGAAGTGATCCATCATGGTTTGAGCAGAGATGTTTAACGAGTGCTGATGGATAGCTAAAAGAAACCCGTAGGCTTTTGGTGAAAGGTCTTTCACACCACGCCAGCCTCTTTGAGCGCTTCCATAACTTTCTTGGTTATTAGCTCAGCAAGGTCAACCTTTACCTCAGGTTCCTTAGCCTTTACCTTAGTCTCAAATTCTGGGATTTCGGCTGTAACGACCTCCTGGGGCTCTACGGCTCTTTCTATATGTGAGAGTTCAACCAAGCCCATACAAAGGTCGTAGGACGGCACTGAAGCCTCTTGAAGGGCCGAAAACAAGGTCTTGCCAAACCAGTCTTCTTCATCCCAAAGAATAAACCCTTTTGCTTCTTCACCAGAGACCATCTCAACAACCACAGATATTGGGTTTGGGGCTGAGTAAAGGCTTGCACTTCCAAGGCTCATGATTACAGAATTTTCTGGAGCAATCGCTGTAGTGGGGATTCCTAGATCATTAGAAACTTGATGCGCCCACACTTGACCTTGGCTAGGTCTATCTTGAAACGGTAGTAGTAAAACTACATCAGTTTTTCCGTTACCTCGGTAGTAGTCTTCTAAAAGAGCTTCTACGTTTACTCTTGTTGTTTCACCGTTACCGGCAATTACCAAAAATTTTGTTCCCATTCTGTCCCCTCAGGTTTAGGGAGCAGATACTACACAGGTCTAGAGACCCGTCAAAACCTAGGCTTCTGGCTGGGCTAAATACACGGAAAACGGCGTACCAGCAACAAGGTAGTTCGGTAACTGGGCTATTAAACGTAATTGAGTTGCCACACGGTTTTTGTAGTAATGCGAACGTGCGTTGTAGGTATTACCGTTTTCCCAGATTAAGTCGTTTGAGGATGTAAATCCTGTACTTCCGTCAAAGTAAGGTTTAGCAATAGTTGAACGTTCAAACATGCCCGAGTCAATACGCAAAGTCTGAATGTCTAAAGCGTTATCCCAAACAAAATATGGTTTTGCGTAAGCAGCATTGTCTGGGGATAAATCAGAGTATTCATTACGAATAAAATCTAATTTCAAATCTTGAACGTAACAAACAATTGGTGGATTATTTTCTATGTAGTCTGGTCCAGCAGATGTAACTTGAAAATAATTACCAGAGGCACCAATAACTGTATAAGTTGTATTAAATGCTGGTTCGTCAAAATTAACTAAACGCACATTATCACCTTCTGCAAGACTTGTTGTTTCTACAGTGTAAACAGTAAGAACTCCATCAACTCTTGTGTATTTTTTAACTACATAAAATTCCGTTAAATTTTCTGGCATACCAATGTTGTTTTCAATAAGAACTTTGTTTGGGTCATACCATTTAATTCCCCAAGATCCTTTTAGGTCATCAATTCTTTCTCCAGTAAAACCAGTTCTAAAATACGCGCTTGCTGTATACCAATAACCACCAAAAATTGGAACATAATCATCATACGTTAAAGTTACCTCAGCAGATGTGGTTGGTGTAATTAATAAACAAGCATCACTACCACGGTCTTCATCAACAATAGTTAAATCTCTAGCAATAGAGGCATTAGACGCAATCCAAGGTAAAACCTGTAATTCAAAACTAGGGTTTTTAAATTCGTTTACTCTAGTTGCTTTAAGCGTAATTTTTAATTCACGTGCCTCTTCAAACGCAGAAGCCCCTTCAGCGTTTACCTCAAATTGAGCGGCGTCAAAATAATGAATTTCAGAACTTGAGGCCCCATCAATTCGAACATACGGAACGGCAAAGTAAGCGTTAACTGGAGCAACGCTTGTTGTTTCTACTCGTTTCCAAGCAGCAGTATTAGTAATGTATTTTTCACCTGCTCTAGAAATTTCTAGTCCAGTTCTATCAAACCACCTAACGTCAACTGTTACTTTTCTAGCCGTTGACGCCTTGCGCGTATAAATTGAAAACGTGTAAGGAAAACCTTCTTTGACCGGAATACCTCTTGTTTTTGGAGCAGAAAGCCCGCAAGCAAATTCCATATCTCCAGAAGAACTACAAAGAGCTTTTAAACTACCAGCTTGTTTATTTGGAAATAACGATGGTCTAGTCGTTTCTTCATAAGGAGTAATAGTTGCCGCGTTAGCAACAGATAAAGTTGTTTTTGCAATGTTTGCCCATCGACCCACTGATTCTTCAAAAGAAGAGTCGTTATAATCAAGCATAAGATTTTTACCCACAACGGTTTCTTCATCATATCCAGTAAAAGCTTTTACAAAATCTTGAATTCCCTGAAGGCTTCCCTTTTTTTCATTTATGTAAACAGCGTTTCTAAGTAAAATTCTTGATTGTTGTAGCCCTAACTCAGGTTCGTACGCAACACCAAACTGTTGCATCATAACTGGAATAATAGGAGCGTAAGCAATAGCGGTATCGTATGTTTTTAAAACTAAATCAGCACTTGTTTTAAATGAGTCGTACCCAATAGCAAAAATTCTTAAAAAGGCTTCTAGATCTGGATTTGAGCCGTTGTCAGTAACAGATTTTAAATTTGTGCTTTTATAT